AAGATAAAGAAGTTCGAGGCGTTCAATTTAAAGTACGTTATAAATACAGTCCAGACACAACAACATCAAAAAGTAGAAAATTTTGTGTTAATATGGCCAAAGCTAAAAAACTATATAGAAAAGAAGACATTATTTCAATGGGAAATAAACCAGTCAATAAAGGTTGGGGACCAGCTGGAAATTCTGACACCTATTCCATTTGGTTGTATAAAGGCGGAGGAAATTGTCACCATAAATGGTTACGTCAAACCTTTAGAGATAAAACAAGTGGAAATATTGCAAATCTTGTACCAAATATATCAACAAACAAAGCACGAAAAGACGGATTTAATCCTGTAAACGAAAAAGAAGTATCTATGAAACCAAAAGATATGCCTAATCAAGGATTTAAAAATTAATAAGAAATGGCAGAAGCATTATTTGTTACTCGTAAAGACATAGTTAAATATACCAACGTATCGGGTGGCGTGGACACAGATTTATTTATTCAATATGTCAAAATCGCCCAAAACATACATATACAAAACTATATAGGAACTGATCTTTACGACAAGATTTCTGCAGACATCGTAGCAGACAATTTAGCGGGTAATTATGCTACTTTAGTAGAAAATCACATTAAACCCAGCTTAGTTCATTGGGCAATGGTTGAGTATCTTCCTTTTGCAGCATATTCAGTTAGTAATAAAGGTATTTTTAAAGGTACTTCGGAAAACGCAGAAAGTGTTTCAAAAGAAGAAGTAGATTTTTTAATTGAAAAAGAACGTACAACAGCACAATATTATACCGATAGAATGATTGAACACTTTTCATTTAATGCGGCCAGTTTATATCCTGAATATTACACAAACAACAATTCGGATGTGTATCCTGATAAAAGTGCTGATTTTAGTGGATGGGTTTTATGATTAAAAAAATAAGAAAATATAAACCAAAACAAATAAATGTAATTAAGTTAAAAAACTACTTACAAGAGATGTATAACAAAAACAAGAAAAAGTAATTATATATATATGGCGAATACAATAAATTGGGGAAGTATATATTGTCAAATGATTACAGATAGCGGTTTTGGTTCAGATACTGCGTATTCAACAAATTCAATACCTGATATCTCTGCACCTGCTTGTTGGGGGACTTTTGAATTAACAGCAGATTTAACGCAGATTTCGGGTACTCCGTTTTTAGCAGATACAACATTATATAAAGCAGATGCAACACAAATATAAAATATAAAAAATGGCAAAAGATTTAATAGATATTGGGACTACCGCAAACGACAATACTGGTGATCCTATACGCACCGCCTTCAATAAGGCTAATTTAATGTTTACAGAGCTGTACGATGACGATGCAGGAGATGTTAATTCAATAACAGCAACAGCACCGATTGCAAGAGATAACGCAACTGGAGCAGTAACAATTTCGTTAACTGATGGTGGAATTAGTACTCAAAAAATTGCAGATGATGCAGTAACCGCAGATAAATTAGCTAATTCAATTAACTCGGAAATTACAGCAAACACTGCCAAAGTAACAAATGCAACGCATTCTGGTGAAGTAACAGGTTCGGCAGCTTTAACTATTGCAAACGATGTAATTAGCTATGCTAAACTTGGAGCAGAATTCACAACAACAGGAGCAGTAACAACTGCATTAGACTTTGGAGCAAATCAAGTATTTACAAAAACAATGAGTGGCGATACTACATTCACTTATTCAAATGTAAATATAGGAATGGTTAAAGATTTTATTCTAACTGGCTCACATACTCCAACTTTCCCAAGTGGAACTAAAACGGTAGCAGGAACTTATGATGGTTCTGTATCTAACTTAATCCAAATTTTAGCAGTCGCAAGTGGTGATTACTGGATGTCAATTTCAAAAGCACAATAATTATGTACGCAAGATTAGAAAATAAAAATATTATAACATACAGAAGATTGCCAGTTCAATTTGAAGATGAAAATGGTTTACACCTAAACTTTAGAAATGTATCTGATCCGACTAAGTTTGGTTTTTATAACGTTGTAACTCCAAGTTATGACAGCATAAACCAAAGATTAGGCGAACTAAAATTTGATAAGAAGAAAAAAGTATTTACTTATTCAATAAGTGATATTGATTATACAACTACTTATGAAGTAAGAGACGAAGAAGGAGAGCCAACTGGTGAAACACTTCCAAACTACGATATTGATGTTAAAAAATTAGAATTAATAAAAAACGTAAAAGAAGAAGCTAACAGGCTTTTGTCACCTACGGATTGGTATATACTACGTAAAGCAGAAAGAAGCGTTGACGTACCTTCTAAGGTTGGTACAGAGCGTGGTTCTATCATAACTAAAGCAGCAGGATTTGAAACAGAAATAAACGCTTTAAAAACTTACGAATCATTATTAAGATACTCATTTGTATTTTTTCCAGTAGATATATAAACTATGGCTATAAATAAAAGACTAATAAATACAACTGTTTCTGGTGGTGGTGGTAGTTGTACAACCGACACTTTACAAATATTAGGAGACAATTCTTGTGTTGCTTATTATAAAATGTCTGATGCTACGGATGAAAAAGGTAGTAACGATGGGACACCTTCTAATGTTAATTTTAACGTTGCTGGTAAATATGGAAATGCAGGGCAGTTTAATGGTCAGACTAATGGTAGTCAAATAGATTGTGGAACTTCAGCAACATTTTCACCCCCTACAACTGGTTTTTTAAGTTTTAGTATGTGGGTAAAAACAACATCCACTACTGCAGGTTATCTTATTTCAAAAGGCGATAATGCTGCTATAGACTATGAGTGGGCGATAGAGTATAGTGGTAGTGCGTTGAGTATGAATGCACTTAACAATGCACAAGGATATGCAGCACAGACAGGCTACACAACTACTATTAATGATGGAAGTTGGCATCACGTTGTCGGAATAATAGAAGATGGAGTTAAAACTACTTTGACTATCGACAATGGAACTCCAGTTTCAAGCACAGGTTGGACTGGAACTGCTGTACATTATTCTAATGCTAAAATGATTATTGGTGCTTTTATGGGTATTCCTGCAAGTACAGCACATTGGGAAGGGGAAATAGATCAAGTTCGTATATTCAACAAAGCACTTTCAAGTTCTGAAGTGACTACACTTTACGGAGAAATTCAATGTGTGCCTACTATTGTTCCGACAGCTAATTTTAATACTGTTTTATATCCTGGTAATAGTGGTACAAACCCTAGAACAGATGTAGGATTCTCCCCTGCTCTAGTTTGGATTAAGGGGAGAAACTACGCTTGGCAACACAATTTGTACGATTCAATAAGGGGTGTTACAAACACAATGGAATCTAATAATAATGCACTTGAATATCAAATTTCAGGATTAACCTCATTTGATACTAATGGATTTACTCTTGGTAGTAATATAGGAAATAATGGATCATATAATTATGTTAGCTGGAACTGGTATGCCCCTACTTCAGAAACTAATAACTCTGGTACAAACGGAGCAACTATAACGAGTACAATAAAAAAAAATGTAGATGCAGGGTTTAGTATAGTTTCTTATACAGGAAATTCCACAGCAGGAGCAAAAATAGCTCACGGATTATCTTCTAAACCAGAATTAATATTTATAAAAAATAGAACTAATGCAAATGACTGGATTGCTTGGTGTAATAAAGAACCAGAACAGCTTGGTTATTTAAATCACCCAGATTCTTTTGCTGCAAGTAGATATAGTTTCTTTTTAAATAGTAGTCAGCCAACAGATACACTTATAACGCTCGGGGGCGATGTTGCAGTTAATACAAGTTACAATTATATAGCTTATTGCTTCCATTCAGTAGCTGGAATGTCACGAGTAGGCAGCTATGTTGGAACAGGGAGTGCAGGAAATGATGTTTTTATAGGATTTAGACCGTCGTTTGTAATGATAAAAGATATAGATGTTTCAGCACCGTGGATAATGCTTGATAATAAAAGAAATACTTCAAACCCAATAAATGATACTATTTACGCGAATCTTATAAATGTTGGGTCTGTAACATCTGTTAATGTTAATTTTTTATTAAACAGTTTTGAATTAACAAATTCCGACAATGATGTAAACAGAAATGGAAGCGATTTTATCTTTTTAGCTATTGCATAATGGAAGAGTTAAAGGTAGGGTTTACAACGTTTTTAGCATTGGCATTAAATTTAAGTCAAGCAAATCCTGTCCTTCAAACTGTCAGTTTATTATTAGCGATAGTATATACTGGTTTGTCAATCTATAAAAAAATTAAGAAATGAATTTACCAAAGAATGGTGTAGCAAAAGAGATTCGTTCATATAGCGGAGCATTATTAATTTTTCTTTTTATAGTTGCTTTAGTGGTAGTGTTTATTCAATACCCTGTATTAGATTCTAATAAAGAAGTTGTAATGATGCTCGTAGGAACTTTGTCAGCCAGTTTGGCAATGGTCATAAGCACAATTACAGGATCAAAACCAGACGATATAAATGCCCTTAAAAGCAAGTTAGATAGTAAAGAACAAACCATTGAATCTCTCACTAAGAGTAAGGATGAATACGAGGCTATGATAATAAAGTTGCAAAAGGATATGCTAAAAAATCAAGACGATATGTTTGATAAATTTATACTTAAACAAGCAATGGACTTTGACGATAAAAAAAATAAATAATGTTACATTTTGAATCTTATGAATTTGACTGCCCCTCGCTTTCGAATAGCGGTATTAATATGGATCATAGTTTTTTGCAGATGCTCGATGACGCACGTGGTATTGCAGGGATACCATTTAAAATCACATCAGGATACCGAAGTGTTGAACATAACCAAAAAGTTGGGGGTGTATCAAACTCCAGT